AGTTTTATGAATTCTTGACCTATGATGGGTCCAGTAGCAACGAGATTAACATGATCAGTAATTAAAATACTTCCAGTGATAGCAGCATTTTCCAAAGATTCAAAGAAAGTAATATGCATGACAGAGCCTAGCAAATCCACAACCAAACCAGTAGAGGTTGTGATACTCACTTCATCTACTTTAAAATCGCCTGCCTCTGATATCGTCTCTGAACTTGCCTTTGCCATTAAATAATACTTTCTTCCATTAGTTTTTCAAACTCTTCAATAAACACTGGTATGTAAGATGGGTCCAATAATCTAATTTGTCCCAAGTCGTCTTGTATTTTTTCTTCATATTCATAATTAGTCACAGATGTAGCACTAAAGTCAGGTGTGGTATCTGTAGTTCCAATGTTAATTGTTGTAGTGGTGTTTCCAGATGTCTGTGCAACCTCAAAATGATGAACTTGGTCTATGAGTTGAGTTGATGCACCAGAAACTGTAGGATACTTATCTTCTAAAAAAGATAACCATTGTGTATATGATTTCGGCCACTGATGATATCTATCTGTTATGTTATTGAGCAAAAGAATAATCCAGTGTAACTCTGATTCACCATACAATTTATCAGCAAGCATTTCTGGTGTCTCACCATTCCCTACATCATAGGTATCAAAAACTAAAGCATTGTCTCTGACCTTTTGTCTCAAGGAAACTCTTCTAAGAAGATTAGTTACAACCTTGAAATCAAAATTACCAGTGGCATCATATACAATACTAGGGAAATTTGCAAAATACATTATTAGAAACCTTCTTGGATTAGTGATTTAGTAACAGTCTGCATTTCTTTAAAGTCTAACTGCATAGTAATTCTGGTGGGAGGAGCGCCAGTTGCATTTGATTTGTGAAATGTCATTTTATCCCCACCATATGTAACATTTACATTTTCTAAGTAGCACTCTCCTATTCTATGCAAATATCCATTTTCTATTGCGCCTGTATAATATGCGATATCAAAAGTATTGGGAATAGTCATTTCAATTCCCAAACCATCTGTATAATCTGGTGCTGAATTTTCTCTAAAAAGTCTAATGATACTATTTACTTGGTCTGCTTCTTGTTCAGATGAGGGAGTAAACATAAAAGTGTAAGAGAAATTTCGTTTACCAACACCCTCAAAGGTAACTTCCATTTTTGGAACGATGACCTTTCCTCTTGCAATACCAACCGCAGCACCAGCGCCAGCAAATCCCGGCACCATCTCAACCGCTTGCAAAGCCAAACCTGTAACGGCAGTGCGAAGTCCATCCATCGCCGCTCCCATAGCTTTTTTCATGTTATTAGCATCAAATCCAGTAAATCCTGCAATAATATCTGCGCCCACAACTGTTCCGATCCCCATCTCTGTCTCACCATATTTTACTTCATATGATTGAGTAACTGTAGGTGGGAAATACAGTGCAACTGAGTTTTTTGTTCTAACTGTAGGTGCAAGTTTTTGAGTTAGGGATTTGCCGTCATGTTTTCTCCCTTGCGCTTTTTTAGCATTAGATTTAATCTTATCACCCAGTGCTTTAGATTCGCTGTTTGGGGAATTTGTAGCAGTAGCGCCGTCCTCGTCAACTTGTTCAGATTTTTTCGCTACCTCGGCAGCATCTTTTTTGGTGCTTTGAGTAACCTTTGCAGCCTTTCTTTCTCTCACAAAAAATGAAATGAAATGATTGTTGCCTGTAGACCCAAGGTCTAATGGATATTGGAATAATAGATTTGTATCCGCACCGGGTTTGCTACCTCCACCAGATGGAAATCTCAGTCCTGCTGCCCTGTTCAGTCCCAGTGCTGATTTAGCTGCCCCTGTAACAAGACCAGCGAGACCAGATTGAGCTTTGTTTCTTAACGCAGTAAATACAGCCATGTCTAAATAATCCTTATAATCATAACTATTTATACATCATCATGGCATACAAAGGACAATATAAACCGGACAATCCCTCAAAATATAGGGGGAATGTTCACAATGTAATCTATCGTTCTTTATGGGAGCGTAAGTTTATGGTTTACTGTGACAGAACCATATCTGTGATTGAATGGGGCAGTGAAGAAATAGTTGTTCCATACAAGTCTCCTTGGGATGGTAGAATACATCGTTATTTTCCAGACTTCTATTGTAAAATAAAACAACACGATGGCACCATCAAAAAACTTGTCATTGAAGTCAAACCCAAGAAACAAACAAAACCCCCAAAAGAACCACAAAGAAAAACAAAAAGTTATCTCAATGAGATAAAGGCTTGGGGTGTGAATAGTGCCAAGTGGAAGTATGCCACAGAATGGTGTAACAACAATGGTATGGAATTTAAAATACTGACAGAGGACGATTTAGGTATTCGTTATAAATAATTAAATGGCACAGAGTAAATTTATTCAAAGCGTATTAGACGCTGCAAGAGCAGAATCGGGAACTAGTGGAGTAAAGTCTGTTAACTGGTTTCGGGAAAAGATACAAGATTTTGGGAAGCCGGGTCCACAACAGTTGTTACGAGATGGTAGAAGAACAAAAGGTGTGAACTTTGGGACTCTCAATATGTTTATATATTCCCCAAAGCATAAAGACACACTACCATACTATGACACTTTTCCATTAGTTCTTCCCATTGGACCAGCTGCTGGTGGTTTCATGGGACTAAATTTTCACTATCTACCAATCCAAATGAGAATAAGACTTCTAGATAAAATTGTAGACGGAGGAGGTAGCTTAAATGTTGCAGCGCAGTCAGGGAAACGTCCAAGATTGATCACTGATTATTCACAACTAAAAAGAATACCAATGGCAAAAGCAATTGTAAAACATTATCTAACTGGATATGTTAAATCTGATTTTCGTGCCATCACATCAGAAGAATTAATCGTTGCAGCACTATTACCAGTACAAAGATTCCAAAAAGGGTCTGCCCAAGCTGCATACCTAGACACGGCAAAAAGATATTAGGATAAGAAAATGGTAACAGCAATCGGTTCTTTTGTAGACGCTCTCGCATTTGGTGCATTGAATGATGTATTATCAATATTTCATGAGGAAAATGCATATGGTAGACCAAACCAATATGAGGTTCAAATTCTACCACCACCCGGCAAGTTAGCTGGTCATAACTTTAGAGACATTTCACTGGCAGCAGAATCTGTCCTGATGCCCGGCAGAAGTGTGCAAACTCAACCAAAATCAGCTGATCAATTGTATGGACCAGTTAGGGAACTGGTTACAGGTCCAACATATGCTGATGAGGTAACAATGACTATTCAATCACCCAATGGGTTAGATGAAAGAATGATGCTTGAAAAATGGCAAGAATTAGCATTTAGCAATGATACATATGATGTAGCATTTTATAATGAATATGTTGGAACTTTGAACATTCATCTGTTGGATATGAACAACAGAAAAACTTTTGGATTACAATTAAAAGAGTGTTTTCCAAAAACCATTACTGGTTTAAATCTTGCGTATGGTCCAAGTTCAGAAATTACAAAGACCAATGTAGCATGGTCATTTAGAGAATGGACAAACCTAATGTTAGAAGGAGGAGGTCAGACTCTTGGAGAGAAATTAGTTGACACGGCTACAGATACCGTTCAAAGAGCTATTACAGCAAATGTACCATCAGTTATAAGAAAACTGTTTTGAAAATTATTATGAAGGATATAAAATTATGGCGTTACCAAAAATTGATACACCAAGCTATCAACTAGAACTACCATCTAACCAACAAGTTGTTAAATACAGACCCTTTCTAGTCAGAGAACAAAAAATCTTGATGATGGCACAAGAGGCCGAAAATAAAGAAGACACCTATAACATGCTATCAGACATTGTTGGTGGATGCACTTTCAATAGTATTGATATAAAAACTATGCCGATATTTGATTTTGAATATTTGTTTTTAAAGATTCGTTGCAAATCTGTTGGAGAAACTGTTGAACTTAGTGTTCTGTGTCCTGACGATGAAAAAACCAGAGTCCCTGTTACAGTAAACTTGGATATTGTTGATGTTCAAGTTGAAGATGATCACAATAATGTGATAGGGGTAAATGATAGCATTAAAATAATTATGCGACACCCAACAGTTGGTGATATCAAAAGTGTGGATGAAGCTGAAACACTGAATAATATAATGAAATTATTGAAGGTTTGCATTCATGAGATTCATGATGGCGACATTATTCACAGTATGATTGATGTTACAAATAAAGAGTTAGATGAGTTTGTTGATAGTTTATCTACAGAGGTGTTTGAAAAAATAGGAGAGTTTTTCAACACTATGCCCAAATTAACTCATGTGTTAGAGATCAAGAATCCAAAAACAGAAGTGACAAGTGAGGTTGTCTTACAAGGAATGGAGAGTTTTTTTTCATAGCCCTTTCTCACACATCACTTAGGTCTTACTATGAACTTAATTTTGCACTGATGCATCATCATAAATATAGTTTGACAGAGTTAGAAGAAATGATACCGTGGGAGAGGGAAATATATATTGGATTGTTAATGAATCATTTGAAGGAGGAAGAAGAAAAGAATAGGCAGCAAGCCGCTAGGAGATAAAGATGTC